ACCCGTTTTGGTTACCGCTTTCTCCTTGCGAAGAAAGAAAAACCACTCACCCTCAAGGGGAAGGAACTAATCAGTTATGATTGATCATAATCGTTTTCGATTATCTCTTTCAGTCCTTTGATTTTAGAAAAATCTTCTCAATTTGTTCTTTGACGAACAAATAAAAGGAATTTTTTCAAATCATTAGGCATGCTGTTAGCTACTTTATTCTTTGATTGGTAGTTAAAACCCTTAACTACTAATTGAAGAATTTGGGAAATATCTAGCTCGATCTCTGGAACAGCTGTTACAGAATCGATCCGGTCTACATAACTTCAACCAGATAATTCGTTCTGTTTAACAGAAAGAATATCCAGCAGTTTCTCAACAGAAACTTTTGGATCATCAATTATACTACTATTTCATAGTGTTAAATAATTGATTTTATGATTGAAGAATATGTTCCGAACCACAAAAGAGAGTTCTTTTTGGACTTTACTTCCGTAAAGTTCCCCAAAGACCGCTTTTATGTGCTTCAAGACCTGTACCTCTATTCAGTCATCAGTATAACGTTTAGACATATTATGTAATCGAGAACGTATAGTTTCTCTTACACAATACTCAAACTTTAGATAATGACCTGTCATTGGAGGTAATGGCGGTAGAGTTTCGTTTCGAAATAAAGAAGATAAAACTGATTTTGACACTTCCATTCGGAAGCGTAAGAAAGTCAGTTTACCCGATGTTATCATCGGCATGAAGCTATCTACTAGTTTTAATAAATAGGTAATATTTGCTCTAGAGCAAATGTACGAATTCATTAACGCTAAAATAGCTACCATATCTTTTTTAGGTCGAGAATCCCATAGTTTACTTGATAGAATAGTATTAATAACAGAAAAAGGTCTTTCTAAAAAAGATTTCTCTTTTAAGAATAAACCTATAATCGTATTAATACGACCTCTAAAAGTATTTTGAGAAACAAACTGCTTTCATGGAAGAGGTGAAACTTCTTCTTTGAAAAACGTTCGTTTTGCAAATTCAACTACAGGACGATCCTCCGCCACCACTGATTTATTTTGGTTGATAGGTACTCCTAGCAACTCCATGGTTAAGAGATATTGATTAGCAAGATCTTTATCAAAGATCACTATATCATCTCCTAATACCTCGTATTTTGTATTTCAAGAATTATTCTTGTTAACTTGATACGAGCAGTATTGCATAATCATATGATGAGTTAATGCTAGCATTGCTCATGATGATAATGCACCCATAGGTTGCCCTACAGAGTACTTTACTACTCCTTCTATCAGCTGACGATCGATCCCAGTATATCTGAATGAATATTCACGATCTACTAGAATTGAGCGCCAAGCTTTTGCAGCTTTTTCACCAATCAACGATGAAAGTAAATCTACTTGAATCGCAATTGGTAAACGATCTGTAGCAGCAGAAAGATCATAACCATAGCAACAATTATATAATTTTGCTTTGGATATCGCTCTTTCGAATGCTAATCCTTGATCAAAAGTTCCATCATTCGGAATTTTTCTTAAAATTCCAAATAAGGACTGATGTAAAGGGGATAGTAAAGATTGAGTTCAACCATCAACAATGGCAAAAACTCTAATCTTACCAGCCGCTTCTGCTTTCATTGATAACTGACCCAAGTCACCTTGTGACGAGGGTTTTTGTGGCAATTTAAATTGATCCACATCATCTATTATTTCAAACTTATTAATTAAATTAATAAGATTAGAATTAGTAGCTGAACAGTAATCTTTGAAGGCAGTATAAATCACTGGATCTTTAGTGATCATAACCGCTTCTCTAACCATACCAACTCAAGATTTTTTGTTGGTAGGAGAGGCAGTTTCCCTTATCAAGTAATTATTACTTGATATATCCCATTTTCCTTTAAACTCATTCAATAACTGGTTCTTTGCGAATCAGCTACCAATCAGTTTAAGGAATAAAGGATTTCCGTTAAATTCATCAGTGATAGTATTCAATTTTAATTTTCCTGGTATAGAAATAATTCTATATAAAGAAAATAAACTTAAATACAATCGGATTATCTTACATGATCCTTGCACTATAGATCGTCGATCTCTAGTACCAATGATCACAGGTAACCCTGATGAACTTAATCTAGGAAGGGGCAAGTCAGGCTCTATCTCCCGTAAGGAAGAAAAAGCTTGTCCTGCTATCACTTTAGATATCGCTAAATTACATGCTTTTAAATATTTGACTGTAAATTCTAGTCCATGCTTACGTGTCATTGACACTAAGTATAGACCGAATTTATGGAATAATCGAATTCGATTGATGATCTTCTTATTTGACGATTTTAAACTCAAAGATACAATCTTATGAGCAAAATCATTAAATAAGCTTGAAAGTGAATTATCATTTTCAAGACGTATCAGTTGATTCTGTATTCGTTCCTTAGACCCCAAGAAGATACGTTTAATATTAATTTTATTCATATCTTTTTGTTGTTTAATGTTCGACACTATAGAACAACTTTATCCAATAATCACATCCGATACAATTCGAGTATCTTTTTAAATATTGATATTAATCTCTATCCATAGTCCAACCGATTTTACGGTCCGGATTCCGGCGAGTTACTTATTACCAATAAATAATCAGACTTTGAATATTCATCGTATGCTTTTTTATTAGATAAAGCGGAACTATAGCCTAGGTTTACCTAGGTTCTAGAATAACCTGCGCTGTTCCAATTAAGGGACGCCAGATTAAAACCGCCAATCAGATTCTTTTAAATTCAAAATTTAAAGCTAGAATCTTAGCATTTT